TTAACCCGCTGCGGCCTCGATATTCGTACTGGCGTTCCCCCCCGCAAGGATCTCGACCTTCTCCTCAAGCAGCTCGATGATCTTCTGTTGGTCGCTTACTTTCTCACGCAACAGCTGGATTATTTCCTCCTGGGTGTTATCAAAGGAAGAAGACTCCTCTCCGACATCGGATGCAGTTCGGTACATTTCACCTTCACCTGTGATGAGCCAATAAAGACAATACTTCTCAGAATATTCTGATTTCACAAACTTATAAAAGAAGTCATAAGAAGGGTTAGACTTAGAATTAATTATGTCGTGGATAGTTTGTGATCTCTCATATCCCAATACTTGAGAAAATCTGTTGACCGTAACTTTCTCATTCTCAATAATACTTTTTACCCTATCAGAAATTTTTGTCATTTTTATCAGATTTTTCTTGTTTTATCAGAATATTCTGTATATTTGCATCGATTTTCAAATTGAAAACCGCGACAAATATACACAAAAAATGAAAATGATAGTAGTCAAACACGGGGATAGAGAGCGGATCATGAAGGCGATGAGCGTCTCATACCCCACTGTACGCCGGGCGCTTCGCTACGAAACCGACCACGAGACGGCGAAAAAGATCAGGGCCTACGCCCTTCGGTCGCTCGGCGGCAAGGTGATGGAATGCTAAACAATCTATATAAGAAAGGAGTAATCGACATGAGAAACATCAAGAGAACATTCGGAGCGGTGATGGCGGTGCTGGGGCTGACCCTGGCCGTCTGCACCATGGACGGAAGCGAGCACGAGCTGCTGCTTCGCTTCGTCGGGGTGGCCATGCTGGCCATCGGGGCCTTCCTGGCCGAGGCCTACGACTTCCAGGACAGGGAAAACGAGGGTTACGACCGCAAGGAGGACCACGACCCCTATCCGGAGGAGATGGCGGCGCATCCAGTCGGCGAGATACAATAGGACTGATTCATCTTTGGAATCTTTGATTAGTAATTTTTCCATCACTCCCCACCCTCCCGCGACGGGCCGGTGGGATCATCGGAGGGGTACCCAAGTTGGTGAAGGGGACAGTTCGCTAAACTGTTAGGACGGAAAAAGCCGTCGCGTGGGTTCGAGTCCCACCCTCTCCGCAAAAGCAAGCAAAAACAATACACCATGTATCAATACGTAAACGGAAACCTGGCGATAAGCGTGAACGACTGGATGGACGCCGGACTGACCTACGATCAGTTCCGCATGGACAGCCAGCGCGGCTACCTTGAGATAGCCGACCGCGGCATCAACGGCAACACGCTGATCTGGGTTGACTCGATAAAAAGACCTGAGCGCATGAGAGCAATAGAGAAGGCACTGGGCAAGGCGCAGACGGGACAGAGCGACCTCTACGAGGTGACGGTGAACACCGAGGCGCGGGCCTACTTCAGCCAGTATGCCAAGCCCGACGGCTCGCGGCTGAACCCCGACACGGTGGAACGGCTGACGGCGAAGGCGAGCCTCTTCGACGCGATGCGCCGGGGCATGGAACGCCAGCAGGCGGCCAAGGCGCGCGCCGGCAAGCGGCTCAACAAGGCCGAGTGGCTGAAGGAGATGCTGGCCTGGCAGACGAGGCAGTGCCTCAACCAGGACGGGGCCGCCTTCGGGATGATGAAGCCCTACACGAACACACGCAGCCTTGAAAGGGCGTTTAAGTGCTATTTACAGGACGGTTTCGCATCGCTGCTGAACGGCAACCTGGGAGGCGACAACGCCCGCAAGGTGAGCCGCAAGGTGGAGAACCTGATACTGGCCCTGTGGCGAACCAACGACAAGCCCTTCGTGACACGGGTGCACGAGCTCTACACCGAGTTCATCAACGGCACGAGGGAACTGTTCGACAAGGAGACGGGCGAGGCCTACGACCCCAAGGAGACCGACGCCGAAGGCCGACCCATCTTCGTGGAGCTGAGCGAGGCCACCATCTGGAACTACCTCAAGGACGTAGTGAACACCACCGCTGTGTATGCCGACCGCAACGGCCACTTCGACTACCAGAACGCGCTGCGCCCCAAGCATCACCGCAAGGTGGGCCAGTACAGCCTCTCGAAAATCTCGATGGACGACGTGGCCCTCAGCCGCAAGGCGAAGGTGGCCGGAAAGGACGTGTGGATCTACAAATACATCGCCGTTGACGTGGTGAGCGGCTACTACTTCCGCCCTGCCTACATCATCGGCAAGCCTACGGAACGGACCGTATATGAGAGTATGCGCAACGTGTTCTGCGAGCTGTGGAGCCTCGGGCTGCCGATGCCCGCCGAGCTGGAGGTGGAGCACCACCTGATGAGCAACATCCCGTGGCTGCAGGATGCCTTCCGCTTTGTGCGCTTCTGCCAAAGCCCGACGGAGAAACGTGCCGAGCACAACATCCGCTCGCTGAAGTGGGGCATGGCCAAGGACATGGGCCACACCCGCGGACGCTGGTATGCCAAGCACGAGGCCTACCGCGCCGTGCGCAACAAGGTGGAGGGCGACTATGTGGAACCGGCCTACGACCCCATGCAGATCATCCTCGACGACCTGGCCGACATCGAGCGGCACAACAGCGAGCTTCACCCGAGGCAGAAGACCTATCCGGGCATGACCCGCAGGGACGTGCTGACCAAGCAGGCCAACCCCGACCTGAAACCCATCGACATGGCCTACCTGATGCAGTGGATCGGCAACGTGACCGAGACGAGCATCCGCAACAACGACTGGTGCATGGTTGACAACACGGGCTTCGAGCTGAAGGACTTCAACAGCCTGAACCGGCTGAAGCCGAACAACTACCGGGTGACGGCCTACTGGCTTCCCTCAGCCGACGAGAGTGTGGAAACCGTGTATCTGTACCAGGACGGCGTGTATATCGGCGAGGCGGAGAACCGCGAGAAATATGCCTACAACGAATGCGCCGCCGAGCGCACCGAAGAGGACGCTGCGGCCATGCTGCACCAGCAGAAGCGCGTGGCGAAGTTCGACAAGTGGGTGAAGGACCGCCGGAAAGAGCTTCCCTCCGTGGGTCACGAGACGCGCGACGAGGATCTGCGGGAGCTGGAGACGGTGATCGTCCCCGAGCAGAACGAGCAGCCGCAAGGCTACGAGGAGGATGAATGGAACGCCGAGGACTACGCGGCGCTTGCGATACGGAATCTTTAACCCTTAAACAACAATACACCATGATGACAACAGAGATGAAACAGAAGGTGCTGGCGGCGCTGGCCGCGGCACGGACGAACTTCGCCGGGAGCGACGCGAAGTTTGCGGTAAGCCTGGGAATCAACTCGGCGCAGTACAGCCGCATCAAGAACGGCGAGACGGAGCGCGTGTTGAGCGACCAGAACTGGATAAGCCTGGCGAGGCACCTTGGCGTGAACCTGAGCGACGCCCCCGAATGGAGAACGGCTCAGACCCCAGTGTTCCAGTTCATCACGGCGCAGCTTGAGATGTGCCAGAGGAACTCGATGAGCGCGATGCTGTGCGACCTGAGCGACATCGGGAAGACCTACACGGCGCAGCACTACGCCAAGACGCACCGCAACGCGGTGTATGTGGACTGCAGCCAGGTGAAGAGCAAGACGAGACTCGTTAGAACGATAGCCAAATCATTCGGGGTGGGCAGCACCGGACGCTTCACGGATGTCTATGAGGATTTGGTGTATTACCTCAAGACGCTGCCCGACCCCCTTGTGATCCTCGACGAGGCTGGCGACCTCTACTACGAGGCCTTCCTTGAGATCAAGGCGATGTGGAACGCCACCGACGGCGTGTGCGGCTGGTACATGATGGGCGCCGACGGGCTGAAGGCGAAGATCCAGCGGGCCATCGACAACAAGAAGGTGGGCTATACGGAACTCTTCAGCCGCTTCGGCAAGCGCTACGGCACGGTGATCCCCATGGAGGCCGAGGAACGCCGCAAGGTGACGCAGGCCACCGCCCTGATGATCATCAAGGCCAACTGCAAGGAGGGCACCGACACCTCCGCCGTGCTTCGCCGCACACTGGGCGAAGACGGGATGCCGAGCCTCCGCCGCATATACAAGGAACTGATGAAAGGCGCATGACCATGAAGAGGGCGTACAGCGTGAGCAACATACTGACGGCGAAGTTCCGCACCCTGCCCTTCACGGGGCAGTGGCACGACGCCGTGGGCGACCCGGAGCTGACGGGGACGTGGGTGATCTACGGCCCGCCGAAGAACGGAAAGACCTCGTTTGCCATGATGCTGGCCAAGTACCTCACGGAGTTCCGCCGCGTGGCCTACGACAGCGTGGAGGAAGGAAAGAGCCGGACGATACAGCTCTCTTTGGAGCGCACCGGCATGATGGACTGCGGTGGCCGCTTCGTGCTTCTCGACAAGGAGAACGTGGCCGAGCTGATGGAACGCCTCGACAAGCACAAGAGCCCAGACGTGGTGGTGATCGACTCGGTGCAGTTCATGGAGATGAAATTCGGCGAATACAAGGAGCTGAAGGCGCGGTACCCGCACAAGCTGTTCGTGTATGTGAGCCACGTCCAGGGCAACCTGCCCGAGGGCCATGTGGCGCGCAGGATCTGGAGGGATGCCAACGTGGCGTGGCGCGTGGAGGGCTTCAGGGCCTTCCCGGTGAGCCGCTACGGTGGCGGACAGCACATCGACATCGACAGGATGAAGGCTACGGAATACCATGGAATAGGGATTTAATCAAATAATTAGAAGTATGAGTAATCAAAGAGATCAATTGTTATCAGAGTATGAGCGCACCGTCATCAGGTGCCAAGACGGCAGACCTGCCATTAGTTTTAACAGTTGGTGCCATTTATATGGCATAAATCCCCACGCATTATGACTAAGAAGCAACTGATAAAGGATTTCCACGTGACGATGCACCGGCTGGGCATCGACGAGATCGGCAAGGAGGGCATCCTTGCGGGCTACGGCGTGGAGAGCAGCACCGAGCTGAACGAGGCGGAGCTGACGGAGATCTGCAACCGTCTCCATGAGGAACTACGCAAGCGCGGCCAGGAGACGGAGCCACCGGCGGATCCAGCCGAGAAGGAACGCAAGCGTCTGAAGGTTGCCATAGGCAAGCTGCTGGCCGCCCAAGGCAAGATCAAGGCCGACGGCTGGGGCATCGTGGAATGGGACACCATCATCGGCACGGCCTGCCGCGCCGCCAAGGTGAGCCGCTTCACCGACATCCCCATAAGCAAGTGCCGTGGGCTGATCTACGAGTTCAACAAGCAGCGGGAGGCCATCGAGGGAGCGAGGAATTACGTCAACAACAATCAATAATCACTTAAACAACAAACGACATGGAAAAACTGAAAAAACTGACGAAAAACAATGTGGAGAAGGCAATAGACGCCATTCTCGAAAACAGCTACGACGGCGCGATGGTCGTCAATGTGGATATGGCCAAGAATGACAGCGAGTCAATGTCGGTCACAGTGCGTGGCGGGATAACGACATCAGAGTTGAGAAAGATCGAGGAACTGTTTGGCGACCATGACATTCTGGTTGCCCCACACATTGGCGAAGCCAACCAGATTGACCTTTACATTGTCCCGGAGGAATCATCAGACAACATCTAAAAGCTATCGACATGGACATCAACAGAATGAGCAGGGAAAAGCTGCTGAAAGCCGGATACAAGTTTATCCGCATGACCGACTACCCGTGCAAGGACGGCATTCGCCTTCAGATCCGGTATTGCGACAACGTCAACTTCGTGTGGAAGCTTTTGGACACCTACAAAACGAAAGCGGAACGGGAACGCGAGGCGAAGCGACTGGTCGAGGAAGGGCCGTATTTGATCTATTAAGCCACAAAAATCAATAATCACTAAATCAAAACCGACATGAAGATCACAATTGAAATCACATCCGCGGAACTCGCACAGCTTGTGGATCATTTCCACCTGAAGGAGGTTCCCGCCATCCTCGACGAACTCCATGAGGATTTCGAGGATCCCCAAGAGCCGTACATCGAACACAAAAACGAGCCGGAAAATGATCCAGAGCCGGAACCAGAACCGGTGCCAGATCCCGGATGGACTGCGAAAACCAGTCAGAGAAACGTAAGGAAATCCCGTGCCGTAGAGGTGAAGGTTGACGGGGAATGGCATCGCTTTTCGTCGATGACCAACGCCGCCAAGCTCATCGGATGCTTTCCGTCGCAAGTCTCCTCTGCGCTAGCCAATGGATGGATGGTCCGTGGCTATGAGTTGCGCTATGCCAAGGAAGAACAGGACGAAGAGGACTTACCCCGAGGAAACGGACATAAATGACCCTGAATACAACGAGCTGCTGCGCCGCGCCCTGGAGCCTTTCCGCCCGACACGCACCATGGATGACGTGCTGAAGCGCGAGGCCGAGATCCGTGAGGCGAGCCTTGCCGCCTTCAAGGAGGAGGCGAAGCGAATGGGAAAGGATCGGCGCAAAACGGAGACCGAGAGAGGCGGCTTCATACCGCAGCTGGATTATGAAATCAAATTCGACTTTTAAACAACAATAAAACATCATTAAAAATGGCAACAAGACAGAAAAAGACCCTTATCCAGGGCATCACGACCGACCAGGCCAACGACGCTTTCGCTCAGTATGCCAAGGCGGATGCACAGATCCAGAAAATCAACGCCGACATCGAGCTCCAGTGCGCCAAGATCCGCGAGAAGCGCGCCGATGAGCTGACCCGCCTCGCAGACGAAAGAGAGAAGGCCTTCGACACCCTCCAGGCCTACGCCGTGGAGAACCAGGCGGAGCTCTTCGCCAAGAAGAAGAGCCTTGAGATGGCACACGGCACCATCGGGTTCCGCACCGGCACGCCGAAGCTGAAGACCTTGAAGGGCTTCACCTGGGCATCGGCATTGAACCTTGTGAAGGAGTTCCTTCCTTCGTTCATCCGCACCACTGAGGAGATCGCCAAGGACAAACTGCTTGCCGACCGCGAGGTGGAAGGCATGACGGAGAAGATGGCACAGTGCGGCATCAGCGTCACCCAGGACGAGACCTTCTACGTTGAACCGAAGAAGGAGGAGGCCGTCTGATGGGCAACCACTGCGTCCCCATGGTGTGCAGCTGCTGCGGATATGAATACTGTGTCCGTTGCGAGTTCGGCATTTGCCCCAAGTGCGGCACACCGTGGGACGCGAAGCCCATGAGTGTGGACAATTTCATCAAAAGCATGAAAGGACAAAAAATGAGCATCGAGGAGATTTACAAAGAAACCCGGCAACTGGCCAAGACGGACCGGCTGAAGCTGGTCAACATGATCCTTTCCGGATTGAATGAGAAGAAAGCCAAACCCACCACCGAAGAGAAGGATCCCGTCATGCCCGTACACGAGGCACTGTGGACGTTCAACAACTTCGTCTATTCAGCAAAGGGTGTCCGATACTCGGTCAACGGGATATTCCAAAACCGCGACTACAAACACATGCACGAGTTGCTGCTGAAGCTTGAAGCAAGAATGGTTGAAGCTGGTGTCACCATCATCGACGACAACAAGCGCATCGAGACGCTGAAGGCCTTCCTCCAGGCCGTCAGGGACATGAGTAATACATGGTACTACAAAATCCGATTCACGCCCTACGGGCTTGCCACGGACTTCGACAAGATCTTCATCGAACTCCAAACCCAACGCAACCATGGACAGCAATCAGCCTTCAGCTACCTCTAAGAGCGTCACCGTGCGCGACAACCTTGCCAACTGTCCAGTGGCGCAGCGCATGTACGACCGCATGGCCGACGGTGTGCCGTTGGCCGCAGTCATGGCCGTGGCGCTCACGAACCACGAGGTGACCACCATTGCACAGTCGGTGCGCTCATTGGAGACCAGCGTCCGCAAGTTCGCCAAGGATTACGACGAGCGCACCCTGGCCGCATTGGTGCTGACCCACCTCACCTTGGTGGAGGACATGGCCAATGTGGCCCGCCCCATGAAACCCGAGGCGCTGGCCATGCTGGCCAAAAAGGTGACTAAGATGCTGATCGAGGAGGATGTGACAGTGAACCTGGCCGACCTACAGATCATCGCCAACCGCCTCATCAACGGCGATGCGGGCAACATCTACGGCGGCCTCAATAGCCAGATCGTGATGAAGGCCTTCAGCGACTACATCTGCGAGAAGGCCGGTGAGTTCGCCGCCTGGAGGGAGGAACAGTCCAGGGAACACAGCTTCGGAAGCTTTGGATCAGCAAGGAGCAAGGAGTTCGCCCGGATGAAGGACCAACAGGCCATGAAAATGTATCTCGACGGGACACTCAACAAGGACATCAAATAACCGTCAAATAACCATCAAATAAGACTACTATGGAAAAACAGAAAGATTATGAGTTCACAGGCATCGAGATCTGCCGCAACTGCCAGGGGCCTGGAACCGTGGATCCCGGGAAGGAGTGGGTGGATGCCTTCCTGGGCCGCTTCCGCAAAAGCGGTGGCCAGTGCCCCGTCTGCGAGGGCAGCGGACGCATCGTGAAGACCAGAAACATCTCCATCAAGATAACACCGTTCAAGGAATAGGCCATGGGAAAACGCCGTTATAGAAGCACGAAGAAACGCATGAAGGCGATCATCGACATCGTCAAAGCGGAGTACCAGCCCGGCGACCAAAGCCGGTGCTATGCCGCCATCTGGCGCCGCCGGATCTGGCCCGAGTACGGCGTGTGCTACAAGACCTTCCTCTCCTACCTCAGCGTACCGCCCTCCGAGCTGGAGGAGGAACCTGAGCCCAAGGACACGAGCCAGTTGAGCTTGTTCGACGAACAATAGACAGAAAGTCCCACTGATAGTACACATTGGGACTTTTTTTTGCGTTCCCGTGAAAAAAGTACAACGGGACGCTTTGCAATTTGAAAATTTGCATTATATTTGCAGGCTCTGTTCAATCTTTGAACTAAAAAAACAAAACTAACCAATCAATTATTCAAGAAGATGAACTTACTGGAAAACGAATTCAAGTTTTATCTTGAGAATCAGGCTTCCATTCTCGCCGAATACGGTGGAAAGTTTGTCGTTATTGTAGGCGATAAAGTCGTGGGAGCTTTTGACACGATGGCCGACGCATACTATGATTCGGCCAAGAAATACGAGCCGGGTACATTTCTCATCCAGCATTGCACGGAAGGCGAAGATGCCTACACACAATCATTCACATCACGGGTAATTTTTGCTTAAGTATGGAGAAAATAACAGTTCATGCCCTCACTCATTCAGAATCAAGGATAGCGAACACTATCACAACACCCGTTGAGGTAAAAAACTTGTTAACGCAAGCAACTCTTTCCACCAACGCCATTTGGGACACTGGTGCAACTAATTCAGTGATAACCAAGGATCTTGCCAACCAGTTGAGTCTGATTCCCACGGGAAAAACCAACGTCAGGGGAGTACATGGTTCACAAATAGTAAATACCTATTTTGTGAACCTTACTTTGAACAACAAGGATATCTCATTGGACATTGAAGTGACAGAGTGTGACGCTTTGTCAGCCGACAACTCCATTGGCATGCTTGTTGGCATGGACATTATCACAAAAGGTGATTTTTCAATTACCAACTTCCATGGGAAAACAGTAATGTCTTTCCGCGAACCGTCTCTTGAGAAAGTTGATTTTGTAGCACAACTAAATGCGCACAGCCCAGCTACCAGCCAAAAGAAGGTGGGGCGCAATGACCCGTGTCCTTGTGGAAGCGGAAAGAAATATAAACAGTGTTGCGGCAAAAATTCATGATATAACCAACAGCTTTGGCTTTGAACTAAGAAGCCCCGACGGAACAACCGCCGGGGCTTTCTTTTTTCTTACTTCAGCTTGTTCACTGTTGCCCCGGATGCGGGTCGAACTCTATCGACAGGCCGACGGTATCAACAGGAACGGTCCTGAGGCCGAAGGAGAGATCCTTCAGGTGGCAGGTGTATTCCTCGATGCTGTCCACAAACCTCTCGTGGTTGTGGTTGGGGAGTGAGCGGACGCGGGTGAGGGAGTTGAAGTTGCCTCCAGTGAAGCTGCCGTGCTGTCCGTGAAGCTGCCTGAAGAGGACGGTTGGGATGTCGAGGTAGGCCAGTGCCGCGTCGCGCACTTTGGCGGTGTTGGCGGCGGTGTTGGCATACCAGGGCGTGACGATGTGGAAGCGCAGGGTGAGGTTGGCTTCCTGTATGTTCTGCCCGAGGGTTTCCCAGGGTATGGGCATGAACTCGACGAATATGGCGGGGGTCTCGAAGGGCGTTTCCTCCTCGATGAACTCGACCTGGCGGTTCCATAGGTCGAAATGCTTGAAGAGGGGTTGCGGTTCGGATTGTTCGTCGGTGACGGCCATCAGTTTCTGCTCGATGGCGAGGTAGAGATTCTTGATCATTGCTGTGCGATTTGATGGAGTTTTTCTTCAAGTTTTTTGATGATGAGCTCGTTGAGCTCGGGGTGCTCGCCCATGAACTGGCGGCGCGGCATGGTGAAGCCCTTGCCCCTGCCGGCTCTCAGCCCTTCGTTGTGGACGCGCCCGTAAGGTTCCTTGCTGCCGAAGGTTGACGGGTTGGTCCAGATGGTGACGGCACCGTTGCCGGCTTCCTTTATCTCGATCGATCGGCCAAGGTCGCCGGTGTCGCCAGTGAGGATCATGCGGGTGGTGCGTGCCGGATGGTGCTTGGCGTTGTACTTGTATGCCTTGTTGCCTGGTGTGCGACGCTGCACCTCCTGCCACTTCACCCTTCCCCATGCCTGGTTCTGGAAATTCTTCTTGAACCAGCTGACGGCCACGTTGCCGACGATCATGAGGCCGTATCGGTCGAACAGCTCGCCGAACTGGTCCCGCATCTCCTGGATGCGCTGCTGGAACTGGTCAGGTGTCATTTTTTTGTAGTTTTGCGGGATTGATACTGATTTAAAACCTTGTAGTTATGATTACACCTTCAATTAAAGATGCGTTGTTGAACAAACTGGTGGAAGGCGACACCTTCAGGAAATCTTTTGACTTGGGACAATTGTCCGTGGAGCTTGGCTTGCCTTCCGAGGCGTTGGATGCGCTGTTGCGGCATTTCGAGGAGTTAGGCTTGTGTCGTGTGCGGAGGTTCCTTGGCGGGCATCTCGATGTGATGCTCGACGTAAAGGCACATGACATGGCCCTCCACGGAGGGTTTGTGGCTCAAGAGGAGCATCTTCGAGATAGCCTGAAGAAGCTTCAGCTCGAACTTGAGAACCTTCGGCCTTCCTTTCCTGAGCGGGCTGGGCGCATCAGCGGCATCATTGCCGACATCACTGCTGCGTTGAGCCTTTTCCTGTAGTTCGACTCTGGCGGCGATATGTTCCAGGTCTGCCAGCTCGCTCCATGCGCACGGTTCTTGCGTTTGGCTTTCGACCAACCGCCCATCGATGTAGAGTGTGCGGGTGACTGATTTTATCATTTTTTTGTTCTTTTTCTGTTGCATAATCCAAAAGTTTTGTATTTTTGCGGGTGAAAACCAGTCTGACGAAAGGGTTCCGCAACCCTGGTTGGATTGGCTTTTCTTTTATAGATTGGCATAGAACGTATAGGCAAACAACTTTCCATTGTTTTTCTCGGCTACTTTCAGCGTAAATGGAATACCATGAATAGTGCCTTTGAACACATGCATACACCTACATCTCCTTTTGAACTCATAGGCATCGGTACCAGGTGTATTGTGTGACAGGTCTATCGGTTCGGGATTGGGTTCACGCGATAGTTGACTCATATAACTATCCAAATGGCGGACAAGCTCGTTCTTTAGGTAATAGACAGTGGTCTCAGAACTTGTATTAGCTTTGGCCGATTCCTTGATGGTGTCTTTTGACACGCTTATTTCGCCAATATCAGATTGCATGGTGTATTTAGAAAAATCACGCTTTCTGGCATTGTTACGACCTGCATTGTTGATCTGTCTTTTTAAGTTTTCCGTAACAGGAGCATTCTGTACATAGGTGCATTTGTCGGTGAAGATTTGACCAGTCACAGCCGGGTTGCCTTCCAACCCTTTGGCATGGATGGAGCCTTTTTCGGTGCGGTATTCGGCCAGTTGGTCGAGAGTGATTTTTTTTGGATCAACGGGGTCGTCGGTCTCTTCCCAGTCGCACTTGCAGTTCCAAAGGGTGCCTGGCTGGTTCACAGTCCAAAAACGGTCGGTCTTTGGAAGCACGATGTCATAGAAGGGCTTATGCTCCTCCCTGGGATTCGCGCTACGCGATTGTAGCCAACGGAGGTTGGGGAACAGGAACATGTTGTCGCCTTGGCTGAAGTCCTGCCATTGCTTGGCGGTGCGGGCACGGCTCACTGCAGTATTGTACTCGGCAGCCTGGTAGCGGTTGAAGGTGTTGAGGACGGCACGGGCCATGCGGTCGAAGTCCTCGGGGCTTCGCGCTACGCCGTCGCGGTCGGCCAACTGGCGTTCCAGCTGCTGGGTGGCGTGGAAGGCCTTGTAGGCGGCGAAGCGGGAGACGTTGGCCTCGAACTGTGTCTGCAGGTCAGCGTATGTCGGCAAGTCGCCCATCACACCCGACACACCCTTGCGGAGGTTGTCGGAATAGGCCCGGTAGAGCTCGGGATGGATGGTGCCGGCCTTGCCGTTGCGCACATCGGCGATGACCTGCTCATAGAGCTGTTTCATGGAGAGGGCATAGACTTGGGGCAAGGCGGCTACAGCCATGGCCAACTCCACGGTACTTCCTTGGAAATAGATTCCGTCAAGGTCTGCGAGGGACGGGACATCGCCCGTCCTCAGACGAAAAAACCCTTCAGGCGGTTGAGGAGGCCGTTGCCCCTGTTCTTCGCTGCGGACGCATTCGATGCGTCCCCACGGTCATCTTCCAAGGGGTTTTCAGGCATCGTTTGAAAGGCGTTTAAAGCCCGTTTCAACTCCATCTCCTCCTTCATCTGCTCGTAGTTGTCGGGCTTGGGAACCGGGAACTCGTCGTAGATGTAGTCGTCGTCAACGGGGATCTCCTCGCGGATCTCCTTGATGACCTCCCACTTCACCCGCAGCTTCTCCCAGTCGGCCTCCAACCCCTCATACATGATCTCACCGCCCTGCAGGTTGAAGCCGAAACGCTTCAGCACGGCACGGAGACGGGTGTTGAGCACGGAGAGGATGAAGAGCTTGTCGGACTCGTTCTTCTCGCCCTCGGCCTCCTTGTGGACCTCGCCAAGGGCCTGCGAGCCGATCTCGCCCTGCTCGGTGGTGAGGGTGTTGCCGAGGATGATCTTGGAGATGGCCGCGTCGCACTTGGAGATGAGCAGGTCATAGACGTCGGCACTGCTGGTGCTGCCTCCTGTGTCGTGCAAGGTAAGTTCTGCGCCCTTGGGCTTGATGATGTAGCCCGCTGCGCCCCAATCCTCCATGGCCTGTTCCAGCTTGGCGCGGGTGGCATCGTCGTAGTCGTCGTAACTCAGCTCACGGAACGGCATCCCGAACATCTCGGCGAACTGGCTCCAGTCGCCGAAACCGCCGCGCTTGTAGATGACATACTGCGCCACGGCTGCGAAGATGCCCATGCTATCGGGCTTGCCAGCCCATATCATGTACTGGGAAAGCGGCTTCTCCTTATAGAGGAAGTCGCGTGTGGCCATGTTCTGCTCGCGGCTGATACACTGGAAGCCGCGCTCGGGGTGGACATGCTTGCGCGGAACCAGGTCCCAATCGATGCGGTACTGTTCCTCGTCATCGTCGAACCACACGTTGTTGACCTGGACGAGGGTGTAGCCATAGGTGATGGCGCACATCAGCTCACGGATGAGGTCGCGCATGTCGGGCGAGTTGAGCAGCTTGCACAGCTCCTCGTCCTCGGTGCCGTCGCGCTTGAAAACAAGGCGCTTGTTGAGCACCGCGTCGCAACGCTTGCCCCAGGTGGACTCAATCTGCCCGTCAAGCTCCATGTCCTTGTAGAGGTCGTAGAGATAGGTACGCACGGGGTTCACCTGGTTCTCGAAGGCGGAGATGGCCCGCCGCCACGACTGGATGTCCTGCGTCGAGCGGTTGGGGACGCGGACGTTGATGTTGGTGATGTTGACACCGTTCTTGGGCAGTTCGCCCTTCTTTCTTGTTACAGCCATTCGTTCCTCCTTTTCCTGTTGCCGCCGTATTTCACGTAGTTGGAGCCCTTCGCGCCGTCAAGGCGGGCCAGTCCGGGCATGGCGGCCTTCTCGGCCTGGACCGACTTGAGGAAGGCGATGGCGTCGTCGTAGGTCTTTTGCCTGGTTTCGGGCATGTTGACGGGGCTTGAGGCCTCGTAGCAGTAGTAGATGGCGATGTCGCGCACGAGCTTGACGGTACGGCCGTCGCGGGCGTTGCCGCTCTTGGCATATTCCGTGTCGATGTCGTAGCGGACGCAGAGGAAGCTGCGCACCATGGCCATGGCATCCTCGATGGCCTGGCCGGCCTTGTTGCCGTCGCCGCGCGTGATGGCGTTGAGGGCCTCGGCATGGATGCCCTCCTTCAGTTCTTCGATGGTGATGTACATGGCTCGTTTACTTTGTGTGATAGATGCATACGCGGATGAGGTTCAGGTAGTCCCTCATCTCCTTTTTGAGGATGCGGTGGTCAACGAGCCAGTCGATCTTGTTTCGGTCGTACACGCGTATTCGGCCTCCGACTTTGATAACGTAAAATCTCTTTCCGGTCAATTGATGCATTTTGTCTGCATGACGGATGGCGCTCTTTACCTGAACGTAGTTCATGAACCTTTTCCATAGCGTTGTCATTTTAAGTGTTGTTTAATCGTGGTTTGTGATATGTTTAAACCCGTTTCCTGTTTCTCGGGCGGCGGCCCACGGAGACGGAGTCGATTTCGTGCTTTCTGATCTTGGAGTTGAGGATGAAGTAGGCGCCTTCGGTGCAGTCCGCGCCGTCGGCTGGTGCCTTCAGCTGCTCGGTGAGCAGGATGAACTCCTCGGCGAGCCTTGCCATGTGCGGGTTGCCTTTCCTGTCCTCGTTGAAGACAAGGCGGCCCTGCCTGTTGAGCGGCTCCAGGTTGCCCTCGATGCGGGAGAACTTGTCCGGCTTCGCCCGCTCGTCGGGACTGATGTTCAGGAAGCCGTCCTTTTTGCCTCGCTCGGCAAAGAGCGGCAGGAACACCTGCTGGTAGAACGGATCCTGCAGCCTGTTGTTCTCGATGTAGTTGAATACCTGGATTCCTTGGGGAACGCCCTCGTTGATCTCGTAGAACCAATCGACGAACTGCGCGCTGGTGGCGTGGTCGTCACGGGCTTCGATGACATAGAAAACGCCGTCCATGTAGCCCATCAGCACCATCGCCTTGCGGCTGGAGGCCTTTTTCAGGTTGTTGGACGGCGAAGGGTCGGAGTAGTTGACCAGGAACGGGAACCGGCGCAAGGGCGGCACCTTGCCCCAGGTGAGCTCCTTGAAGACGGTGCCCTCGGTGACGGGGTTGTTGAAATACTCCTGCTGTGCCGACTTGGTGGATATCTTCGAGAGGATGAAGTCGATGTCGGCCTCCGAGTTCTTCTCCGGCCACGACGACTTCCCGTTCTTGTCGCGGATGTTGATAATGTCGAACTTGTCGGCCACTTTGCCGGCACGGACGATGCAGCAGTCCTTGGCGATGATGTTGCCGTTGAAGAGGATGCGGACGTCGCCGCTGACGGACACAGTGGGGATCAATGCCTGCTCGATCCAGTCCCATTTCGCCTTGATGCGGTCGGGGTTGCGGCATTCCTCGTCGGTGTCGATATCGTCCACAAGGATGAAATCGGGACGCTTGGCCTCGTTACGGGTACCACGGGGGCTTTGTCCCGCGCCTATGGCTCTGAAGGAGCATCCGCACTTGGCGACAAACTGGCCTGTTTCCCAGTTGCCGGGGTTGACCTGGTCGCCGTAGTCGTTGATGATGCGGGCGTTCTTCTCCAGTTGGAGCTGGAAGGGCAGCAACAGTCGGCAAGCGTTGTCGTAGCTGTTCGACACCAACAGAACATTGCATATCTTTCGGGTGAGGCCGAGCTTTAGGATCTCCATCATGGAGCGGGCGGACTTGGCCAGCTCACGGCTCCAAGCCCTGACCTCGTACCAGCGGGAATGTTCCATGAGTCGCTTGGTGGCCGCCTTGTGGAAAGCTGCGGCAGGTGCCGTGCAGTAGGTGGGGAAATAGTACTTGAACCACTCCTCGTCGTTTGCCTCAAGCCGTGCGATGCGCTTTAGCTTGTCGGCCTCGTTTTCCTCGGTGTCAACCTCGACATCGGAGATGAAGCTTTCGTAATACTGCCTCCATTCCTCGAGCAGCTGCTTGTCGGTGGGTTTGCGTATCTTGGCCATGGCTACAGACAGGATTTGATGTAAGCGTTGAATAGTCTGGCGATCTCCTTGCTCTGGTCAAGGCCGCAGGTCTTGCGCACGAAGGCAAGGAACTCCTTGCCGGTGGCCATCTTCTCGGCCACGTTGGTCTCGGTTTCCAGGTTCTTGATGGCCGCCGTGATCTTGAGCATGGCGTCGGCCTCCTTCGAGCTCATGAGGCGCTGGCCCTCGGGGCGGCCTTCCAACTCATCGTTCAGTTCGCGCAAGCGACGGTAGAGCCGGGCCAGCTGCGTGTCCTTCTCCACCAGGAGCGAGGTTCGCATCTCGTCCCACTTGCCCTCGCTGACCCAGCGGCACACGGTGACCTTCGACACGCCGACGCGCTCGGCCACCTCGGCCTGGGTGATTCCGCTGTCGTTCAGGTAGAGCTGCCTGGCGAAATCCTTCTTCTGTTTGATTGTCAATTCTGCCATAATCGGGTGGTTTTGCGGTGCAAAGTTGCGCACGGGTGCGCACATAATAAAAAAGGTGGCAAACTCTTTCCGCACTTTTTGCGGGAGCCGTAGGGTTGGCGCATTTTTGCATCCTCAAACACCGTGAACTAAACCGACAGAACATGTGAAATGGAACAGGAGAACATCAAGATCGTGAACAAGGCGGACGGCAAGTCCGTAGAGATATACATGTACGGCATCATCGGCTCCGGACTCGACATCGACGCCAACCTCATGGTGGCCGAGGTCGAGAGGCTTCGCCAGCAGGGATGCCGCAACTTCCGCTTCTACGTCAACAGCGAGGGCGGCGAGGTGGTGCAGGGCTGCGCCCTGTTCAACTACCTCGACCGTACCGACATCGACGTGGAGTGGATCATCGACGGCCTGGCGGCCTCGATGATGGCCATGCTGATCACCAACCCGAAGCACAAGGTGAGCGCAGCCAAGTACGCCAAGCTGATGTACCACCGCGTGCAGGGCTCGGTGTATGGAAACAGCGCCGAGGTGCGCTCGATGGCGGAGATGATCGACAAGTTCGAGGGCTCGCTTATCGAGATGATGGCGAAGCGCATGAAAGAGCCGGTTGACCGGGTGCGCCAGGAGTTCTTCAGCGACGGCCTCGACCACTGGATGACCGCCGAGGAGGCCAAGGGCCGCGGCCTGGTGGACCGCATCATCGAAGGGAAAAACATCGCCGCACCGGCAGCCGACGTCAAGTCGGCCAATGCCGTGTTCGACTTCTTTAACAAACAACTATTAAACATCATCAAACCAAACAACATGGACAGAAAAAAAATCGCAAAGCTGCTGAACAAGTCGGAGTCCGACATCGAGACGGACGACGCGCTCGTCAGCGCAGTGGAGGCCCAGGCCAACGAGAACGCCAACCTCCGCAACGAGCTGAAGGCCGAAAGGGAGAAGACCGCTTCCCTTGCCGGCCAAGTGGAGGCCATGAACAAGGCGAAGGTGAAACAGCTGGTGGACCAGGCCGTCGCAGCCAAGAAGATTGGCGAGGACGAGCGTGAGACCTACACAAAGCTGGCCACCGACGACTTCGACACGGCCCAAAAGATCATCGACAAGCTGCCTGCCCCGGGCCGCGTCGTTGACCAGCTCCAGAAACCCGCCGTGAACGAGGCCGAGAAGGACTGGACCTTCGATGACTACCACAAGAAGGGCAAGCTGGAGAACCTGATGAAAAACGATCCCGAACGCTACTCGAAGCTCTTCGAGGAGAAGTTCGGACACAAACCCAACCTCTAAAAAACAACGGAAATGAACCCTATCAACACTGAGAACAACGCGAGCTACAACCTCGTGGCTCCAAGCATCGAAGAAGACGCCGGCAAGAAGGTGGAAACGGTGTTCCCCACCGCCGAAGCCGTCGAGCCCACCATCAGCTCAAACAAGGCCGAAGTGCCTGTGCGCCGTGAGAAGACCATCGTCAAGCTGGGCAGCCTGTCGGCAGCCACCACGCTGACGCTGGCCCCCGAATCAGCCAACCTGAACGTGGGAGCCGTCGTGGCCGTGAGCTGGACATCGGACAGCACCGCCCGCGACATCACCGTGAAGGTGGGCGAAGACACCGTGGCCACCCTCGCCGGAACCGCCTCCACCAAGGTGACCAAACAGCTGGTGTGGGACGGGGAAGGCTTCCTCGCCATCTAACCTATTACGAACAAACCAACAAAACAAACAACATGAAAAAATTCCTTTTATCAATTCTGGTCGCATTGGTGTTTGCGACTGGAGTAGGCTCCCTCTTCGGAGCCACCGCTGGTGCCATCGCCTTTGGCGCTTCCGCACTGGTGAGACTTCCGGCTGGCGCTTTGAACATGGCCGTCGCTCCGGAGATCTGGACGGACTTCATCGTGGAAAACCTGTTCAAGAACAACGAGTTCTTGCTTGAATCCATCGACGAGTCGCAATATGTGCTTCAGGGCAAAGTGGTACACGTACCCCAGGCAGGTGCACCCTCCAAGGTGAAACGCAACCGAACCCAACTGCCCGCCACCATCACCAGACGAACCGATGTGGACGTCACCTACGCACTGGACGAGTTCACCACCGACCCGCGCTTCATCCCCGATGCCGACAAGGTCCAATTTTCATACGACAAGATGGAGAGCTGCATGTCGGAGGACATGAGCTACCTGCGCCAGGTTGTGGCCGACGCCATGCTTTACAACTGGAGACCCCAGTATTTCATCAAGGCTTCCGCTACCAAGGATGCGAAATACCTTATCCATGGCACGGGCGTGCGCACAGGCGTATGTGTTGAGGACTTCGTGACCGCCAAGGGCATCTTCAACAAGTGGGGCATCCCCAAGGAGAATCGCTTTGTTCTGCTCCCGACTGAGATGTACAACCAGATCTGCGATGACGTTCGAAACAACAATAACGAAAACCTATTGACCGCCGTGTATGATCCGAAGAGCGGTCGCCTGGAGAAGTTGGAAGGCTTTGTCATCATCGAGCGCCAGACCGCCCTGTTGGCATCCAACAGCACCCTCAGCGCCGTCACCGGACAGAAATACTTCAAATACACCAACACAGACCTCACCTACAGCCCCGAGGACTACGAGGACATCGAGCTGGGCGAAAAGAATGCGGCCAACACCGCCTGCGCCATCGGCCTGTTCTGGCAGAAGAACATGGTGCGCCGTGCCCTGGGTGAGACCAAGATGTTCGAGAACGAGGGCGACCCGACCTACTACGGCGACATCTACAGCTTCCTGAAACGCATGGGAGGCCGTAAGAGCCGCGGCGACGCCAAGGGCGTTCTCGGAATCATCCAAGAGTATTCCGCTTCTTAAAAACTGATTGAAACACCGATAGCACCATGTCAAAAACACGTATAGCACGACTTGTGATCCATTGCACCGCCACACGGGAAGGCCGTGAGGTGACATCCGACGACATCCGACGCTGGCATTGCAGCCCGCCTCCGAAAGGAAGGGGCTGGAACCAGGTCGGCTATACGGACATGGTACACCTGGACGGCACCGTGGAACGCCTCGTGCCGAACAACGAGGATGCCTACGTGGACGGCTGGGAGGTCACCAATGGGGCAAAAGGCTACAACAGTACAAGCCGGCACATTGTGTATGTTGGTGGGCTGGATCCGGACGGGCGACCTGCGGACACGAGAACCGAGGCGCAGAAAGCCGCATTGAGAGCCTATGTCAACGATTTCCGCAGCCGTTTCCCGTGGGCTGATGTGTGCGGCCACCGCGACCTCAGCCCCGACCTCAATGGCGATGGCGTCATCACACGCAACGAGTGGACCAAGTCCTGCCCGTGCTTCGACGTAAGAAAGGAGTACGGGATATGAGCGAATGGCTGCAGATAGCGAGCCTGGTGCTTAACCTGGTGCTTGGCGGGACGCTGATAGTGACCATCGCCACGCTGAAGGCCACCGTGAAGAAAGCCGAGGCGGAGGCCGAGAAGGCCAAGGCTGAGGTGGAGCGCATGAAGACCGACAACGAACGAAGCGCGATGACCACCTTCAACGAGTTCATCGTGAACCCACTGAAAACAGAGATCAAACGACTGACACGAAACATCAATGGACTACAGAAGGCTATCAGGCAGGCTAACAGCTGCCCTCATTCTGACGATTGTCCTGTGCTCGACGAGCTGCAGAAGCAATCGGACGATGACGATGACAGCGACCGCAAGAAGCGAGGGACGATCCGAGACGGCGACTGAAACCCTTGTCGTCACCGACTCGGTGTTTGTACACGACAGCGTCTATGTCCGCGAGGCAGGCGACACGGTATTCTTATCCCGGTGGCGCACCTGCTGGAGGGAACGTACAGTACACGACACCGTGGTTGAACGCTTGACGGACACCATCAGGATGACGGAAACCTTGGAAGTGGAGAAGACGGTGGAAGTTCCGAAAAAAGGCGGCAACGTCGGATGGATAGTGGCAGCGGTACTGGCCTTCTTAATGACCGTTCAAACAGTGATTAAAACGACTTTAAAACGATAAAAAAAATGAGTTTACCATACGTAAGAATCAACTTCGCCAACGGAGCCATCGGAGGCTCCGCCGCGATGGACGACGGATGCACCGGTTTGATCTGCAACGCAGTGGCAGTTGCCAGTACGTTTGCTCTCAACACGAACTACCTCGTCACTTCATTGAAGGATCTTGAGGCATTGGGCATCAACGCTTCCTCGTCGGGAGCCAACGCCAATGTCTATAAGTGCGTCAAGGAGTTCTACGAAGAGGCACCCAAGGGCACCAAGCTCTACATCCGTGGCGTAGCTACCAGCGTGACTATCGAACAACTCGTTGACAAGACGCTGACGCACGCTCAGGCATTGTTGGAATTTGCTGCCGGCAACATCCGAACGCTGATGGTGAAGGTGACCGACGCCCAAGGCTACACGGCCACCACTACGCACGCCATCGATGCGAAGGTGGAACAAGCCATTACCAAGGCGCAAGCTTTGGCTGAAGGCGCCACCGAAGACCTGAAGGCTCCCATTATTGTGCTGCTTGAGGGCCGTCACTATACTGGTGTGCCAGCCAATCTTCCCGACCTGACCCAGCTGACCGACAACCGCGTGGCGGTGGTCATCGGCGACACGGTGACAGGCTCGAAGGGTGCTGCCGTCGGCCTTTTGGCTGGTCGCATCGCCCGTATCCCCGTACAGCGCAGCATCGCCCGCGTGAAAGACGGCGCGATGAAGGCTACAAACATGTATATCGGATCTGCAGTGGCTGAGAGTGGAAGCCCCGAGACCCTTAACGAAAAGGGCTTCATCTGCCCGCGCACCTTCGTTGGCAAGGGCGGCTACTACTGGAGCGACGACAAGCTGGCGGCACCGGCATCCGACGACTACTGTCTCATCCCGCGCCGTCGTACCATCGACAAGGCCTACCGCATCGCCTACCTCGCCATGCTCGAGCAGGTGAGCGAGGAGATCGCCGTTACCGCCGAGGGCAAGATCGCCGCCGCCGTGTGCAAGAACATGGAGACCGTGATGGAGAGCGCCATCATCAACCAGATGACCAGCGTCGGCAACCTGGCCACCGACCCGGAAGATCCCAACGACACCGGCGTGAAGGCCTATGTGGACCCCGACCAGAACATCGTGGCCACCTCAAGGCTCAACGCTTCACTGCGTGTCCGCCCCTACGGATACTCCAAGTACATCGAGGTTGACCTGGGCTTCCAAACCCTGAACACCTCGGCATCGTAACCCATAAAAGAAAGGAATAGACTATGTTCGACACCAGAGAATACGAATGGAACGACACCACGGTGATGATCGGCACGAGAACCATCACCGGCATCCGTGGCGTGAAGTACTCCACCAAGCAGGACAAGCAGCCCATCTACGGCAAGGGCAACGAGCCCTATGCCATACAGAAGGGCAACAAGAGCTACGAAGGCGAACTGACGGTGAACATGAGCGAGCTGCTCGCATTGCAAAGTGAAAGCAAGTCGGGCAGCATCCTCGACCTCCAGGTTGACGTAACCGTATGCTACGGCAACCCATCGCAAGGCGACGTGATGCACACCGACAAGTTGCTGGGTGTGCAGTTCACCGAGGAACCGCAAGAAATCAAGCAGGGCGACGACCACAGCGAGCACACGCTGCCGTTCATCTTCCTGCGCAAATTGCCGGGATAAAACCAACAGCCCCGTCCCCGATGTGTCTTTTCATGTCGGACGGGCGGGGCTTCTAAAACCTAAACGACATGGAAAAGGAAGAAAAAACACTGGTGGGACAGGCCGCACCGGAACAGATCGAGGCCTGGAAAAGAGAGCACGGCGACGTTTATGCCATTACGGTTGACGAAAGTGTGCTATATGTCCGCAAGCCCCAGCGCAGGGATCTCAGCTATGCCTCGACAGCTGCCGCCAAGAAAGGAGGCCTTGACTACATCGAAGCCGTGATGAAGAACTGCAAGCTTGGCGGCGACGACTCCGTCATTACCGACGATGCCAAGTTCATGGGGGCAAGCAGCCAGATGGCGACCCTGATCGAGATCAAGGAGGCTGAAATAAAAAAGCTCTAGAGTCCGCAGAACTGGGTTCCGGGGACGCCATCAGGAAAGCAGACGCCCAGTTGCGCTACTACATGCACATCGGGAACCCGGAAAGCCTCAGCGACGCGGAATGGGCCATGCGGATCAGGGAACTGGAATGGGTAAGGCAGGAAGAAAGGAAATCGGGAAAGGAGTAAGCGATCATTCCTTGACATTGATGGTGATTTGGATCCTTGACTCCGACCTCTCACGCTTCTGCCTCCGGTGGACACGAACAGCAACAACAGTCAGGGCGGCAATGGCTGCGAGGGACAGAAACATGAAGATGAAGAATGAAACTCCGACTTTCATTGTGAATCGTTTTAACACTGCAAAGATAGAATAAAATGTCGAACAGCACCGTACAATTCGTAATTAATGTCACCGGTAACGCTCAGAAGGTCATAAACGGGATCCAACAGACCGCTGTCACGGCGACGAGGAAGGTTTACGATTTCTCGGAGTCCATGGCCAAGATCCGCGATGCGGGCCTTGCCTTCGAGGCGGTGAACAACATGTTCGGACGGCTGACAGCTGTGCTCGACCGCTGCACCGAGGCCAGCAACAGGCAGCAGGAAGCCGAGGCGAAGCTTTCCGTCGTGATGCGTAACACCATGGGGGCGACCGACGAGCAGATACAGTCGATTAAAGACTTGGCCGCAGCACAGCAGCAACTCGGCGTCATTGGCGACGAGGTGCAGTTGGCAGGCGCCCAGGAGTTGGGTACCTATCTTGAGGAAACGGAAAGCCTGAAAAAGCTGATGCCCGTGGTGAACGACATGCTGGCGCAGCAGTACGGTCTCAACGCCTCGCAGGAGCAGGCCGCCCAGGTTGCCACCATGATGGGCAAGGTGATGGAAGGTCAAGTCGGCGGTTTGAGCCGCTACGGCTACAAGTTCGACGAGGCACAGGAAAAAATCCTCAAATACGGTACTGAAGCACAAAAGGTGGAGACCCTTGCAGAGGTCATCAGCCAAAGCGTGGGCGGCATGAACGAGGCCCTTGCCGCGACACCGGAAGGCCAGATCAAGCAGGCTGAAAACGCCCTGGGCGACCTTCAGGAACGCATCGGCAAACTCTGGATCCGCATCAAGGCCGACCTTATGCCCGTTGTCGAGCGGCTGATGAACGTTGTCTCCAAGATCATAGGATTCCTCGAGGAACACAGCACGGTGTTCGGCGCACTGGCGGCAGCCATCGCCACGGTCATCGCCGTGACGAAAGCTTGGACCATCGCCCAGGGCATCCTCAACGTGGTGCTGACCATGAACCCGATAGGCATCGTCATCATGCTGATAGCGGCGCTCATCGCAGCGATAGTCGCGGTGGTAAGCAAGACCGAGGGATGGGGCGAGACGTGGGGGAACCTCATGGAGTATATCAAGGTCAGCTTCCAAGGTGCCGGCGTATGGTTCCAGAAGATATGGCTCCAAATCGAGGACTTCTTCATGACTGGATTCGAGGCCATCGAGGACGGATGGTACAGGCTCCAGTCGCTTTGGGACGCCGACACGGCCGCCGAAGGCCTTGCCAGACTCCAGGCACAACGCGACGAACGCGCTGCCAAAATTGCCGAAAAACAGAAGGAATTCCTCGAGCTGGCCAAGAAACAGATGGACATGGAAATCTGGCAGGTGAAGTGGAAGGAGTCCGATGGCGAGAAGAAAGCCGGGCTGGCCGGCACCATGGCAGGCCTGATGGAATCCGCCAACGACGGTCTGATCAAGCCGGGAAAGAACACCGACCTTGACACCAAACTCAACAAGAGTGCCACCGCCACAGCCACCGGCGGCACACGCAACACCACCGTGAACATCAACCTCGGGAAGATGGTGGAGAGCATCGTCTTCAACGGAGGGTACGAAGAAAACGAGCAGGACATGGAACAACGCCTTGCCGCGATGCTTTCGCGCATCCTGGGCATGGCCGAAGCAACGGCTGGATGATATGCTGGTAGGTGGAATGAACATAGTGAGACAAGCGATCGCTCAGGTGTTCCCGATGCCTCAGGGCATGGGTAACAGCGGCTTTGCCGAATACACCTGCCCCGTCACCCTCGAAGGCGGCGGCATGTATTGCGAGTTGCAGAGCGACCCGCTCATTGCCGTCCAGCGAGACAACGAGATTGCCCGCCGCAGTGTGGCCAAGCCAAAAAAGGAAGGCACCATCAAAGAAAGCTGGGCCGTGGGCGACTGGAACGTCACCATCAGCGGCATCATCGTCGCCGACACCAAGGACGACCTGCAGATGGCTGTCATGGCACTGGAGGCCGTGTGCGCCGTGCGCGAGTCGGTGGCGGTCACCTGCCCGCTGCTCAACAAGCAATACCTCATCGACCACCTCGCCATCGGACAGCTGCAGCTGCCCTTCACGCCGGGAGAGCTCAACCAGCAGTTCACCATCACAGCATACAGTGACACCAGCCACCAACTATTGGAGGAGATTTGATATGCTGAGGATGGACTTCGACATAACGATTGGCAAGTACCGCCTGAAGATGGTTGACTCGGTGAAGGTCAAGCACTCCGTGGAGCAGCTCAGCGACACCGCCACCGTCACCCTACCCGCCATGGTGGAAGGCAAGGCGCTGGAGGTGGAAAGCAAGCTCCATGCCGGTGACAAGGTGACCGTCAAATTGGGCTATGACGGCAAGCTTGAAACGGAGTTTGAGGGCTATCTGAAGGCCATCAACACCGACAACGGCAACCTCACCCTCGAATGCGAGGATGCCATCTATCTTTTCGAGGATAAGGTTAAGGATGAGGAGTTGACCAACATTAGCCTCAAATCCCTGTTGGAGCAAGTGGCTAAACAGATAGATCCTTCCATAACAGTGGAAACCGAATTCGAATTCACGTGGGATAAATTCACCATCTATCGAGCCACAGCCCGCGACGTATTGAAAAAAGTACAGGACGAAACGAAGGCCAACATCTGGTTCGATGGGAATACGCTGCATGTTCAGCCGCAATATGCCCAGGCCTCGGATAGAACCGTGGTCTTCGATTTCGCCCGCAACATCGAGAGTTCAAACCTGAAATATCGCAAGGCAAGCGATAAAAAGGTGGAGGTAGAACTGACTGTCAACACCCCTGAAGGCAGGAAAGAGAAAGTCACCTTGGGTGCATCGGGTGGCAAGAGTATCAAGAGGGAAGTGTTTGGAATGACGGTGGAACAAGCAAGAAAGATAGCCGAAAACGAACATACCATTTGGTGTTATGACGGTTACGAAGGCTCATTCACCGGCTGGCTCATTCCCTTTGTGGAGCCAGGTGATGCCGTGAAAATTATCGACACTGACTATCCCGCCAAAGAAGGCACATACTATGTAACTGGAACGGAAGTTAGCTTCTCGAAAGAGGGTGGAAAGAGAACAATAAGCCTCGGGAGGTGGCTCAGAAAATGAAAACGTTATTGCTTCTTCTTCACATATTTCTTAGTCAGTGGGTCGTAACCCTCGGTGACAAGGATTGCAACATCGGCGGCAAAAATATCAGTGATGCGGATGGTGAAATCCTCCTCCCCCTCACGGGTAACGAACTGCCACTCACCATCCTTGGGCGCACGGTTAACTACACGGACGTCAAAATCGTGAATTTCACCCCATCTAACGAAACAAACTTGAAGATCTGCCCTTCCATTGGTGATAATGCGCACCTTACCATAGATGCTCCGCTTCTCAGAGAGAGAATAACCCACTCCGTACTCCTTATAGTAGGTGAAAGAATCGTCTTCAAGGTGGATTACAGGATCAGGCTTGGTCTGTCCGAACCCGGACACGGCCACCAAGGCAAAAGCAAGTATGAGAAAAAGCCTCTTCATGCCGCAAATATAACAAATTGTTGAAACATGGATGCCTACACCGAAATAAAAAACAAGATACGTGCCATGCAAGGCCAGCGTACCCCGCTGCTGCTCACCGGCAAGGTGGAGAGTGTGGACGACGAGACCTGCACCGTGTCGGTAGGCGACCTGAAGCTTACTGGTGTGCGTCTTCGCTCGGTGGTGAACGGCGAGGCATCGAAGCTGCTCATCACGCCCAAGACCGGGAGCTACGTCACCGTCATCGACCTCAGCGGCGAGCTTCGCGAGACCGAGGTGCTTGGCTACAGCGAGATCGAGGCCATCGACATCGAGACCGGTTCCGACATCAACATCAACTGCAACGGCACCGTCACCTTCAACGGAGGCAAAAACCACGGCATGGCCAAGGTGGAAGCTGTGGCCAATAAGCTGAAGGCCATAGAGGTTGACCTGAACAGCCTGAAGCAGGTGCTTACCGCTTGGATGCCCGTCGTGTATGACGGCGGAGCCTCCCTGAAGGCAGGCATAACCGGTTGGGCGACCAAACAGATACAACCGACAACACATTACACCGACTTGGAAAACGACAAGATAAAACACTGAAGCATGGAATTCACGAAACAAGCCCTGATAGATGAGCTGAATAAGATAAAACCGGCTGAAATGAGTGCCGCCGACATAAAGAACGGCAAGATCATCGAAAAGATGGTTGAAGCCATCTACGACTGGATCAAGACCGCCACCGTAACAGTGACAGTGCCGGACGACATCACGGTACAGGTAGATCTCAATACCGGCCATGGCCGCACCATTGACACCATACAAGCGACAGGAACAATACAATGAAAAACCTAGACCTGAGTATCGACGAAGACTACGGCCTGATGACCGACCCCGCTGCGCATGACCTGGTGGTGGGAGATGTCAGCCTGCAGAACCAGGCCCTCATCCTCCAGTCGCACAAGGGCGAATGGAAAGAGAAACCGATGGTGGGTTGCGGCATCGGGGACATGGCCAACGACGACGACACCAACCAATGGCAACGCGCCATCCGGGAGGAACTCGCCCGCGACGGCATCAAGGTCCGCCATCTGAAGATCAACGGAGAGAACATCGAAATAGACGCAGACTATGAGAACGACTGAACAGATCAAGAAGGAAATGACCGACGCCGTGCTGGCCGACGCCACGCTTTGCACCGCCTTCGGCCTTAATCCAAACCAGGAATGGGATGGCCAGGTGTCGTCGGTATCCATCCTCAACCTCATCATCTACATCGTGGCCATGGCCGCCCGCACTGTGGAGTGGCTGCACGAGCAGTTCAAGGCCGAGGTGGAGGAACGCATCGCCGCCGCCCTGCCAGGAACGGTGTCGTGGTACTGGAACAAGATCATGGCCTTTCAATACGGACATGCGCTCAACGATATGGGTACCTACGACCAGGATGATCCCGAGGCGCGCATCATCAAGCATTGCGCCGTGTTCGAGGCCGACAACGGCATCATCGTCAAGGTGAACAAGGGTGCAGACAGTTACGAGCCGCTCACCACCGCCGAGCTGGAGGCCCTCAAGGCATACGTGGCCGCCGTCAAGTTCGCCGGTACGACCGCCAAGGTCGTGAGCTATCCTTCAGACCAGCTCAGCCTTACCCTCAACATCTGGCGCGACCCCATGGTACTCGACGTCTCGATGAACCGCATCTCCGACGGACAGCCCGTCATCGAACAGGCAGTGAAAGACTACCTCGACGGCATCGCCTACGGCGGCGTGTTCAACAAGACGAAGCTCATTGACGCGGTACAGGCTGTGCCCGGCGTGCGCGACATCACCATCGAAACGGGCAACGTCCATACCCCGAACGACGGCAACGACTACGGCTTCGAAGACTTCGTCCAGAACTTCCGTTCCGTAGCCGGGCATTTCACCCTTGAGGGCAGCCACGCCGGCATCACCTACAACGACATGAACGCATGAACACGGAGAGAAACACCACAGTCAACTTCAGCGTACTGGCCCGGCAGCTCACGCCTACCGTGCTGAGACGTCCTGTCTGGAACGCCCTCATGGGCGCGCTCATGGCACCGTTCCGCAAGCTCAACGCAGACTATGCCGCCTTCAGGGCAGCAAAGCGGATGAGAATGACCCACAACGGTCAGGTCCGTCTGCTGGAGCGCATAGCCAACACGCTCATGGTTGGCGGATACAACCCCGCCGATCCGGTCATCCGCATCGATGAGCCGATACCCGCGAAGGAGTTCCTCATCGCACCCGACGGAGGCTGGGCGTTGCAAGGCAGCATCCACTTCGACCGCCGCGCCAAGGACCATTGGGACTACTACAACAGGGCCGAGGCACCGGAACAGTTTAGCGTCCTTTACGATGGAGGCTCCCGTGCCGGCAGTCTCGGCTTCGAGGTGCATCTTGCCCCGGCGCTCTCACCTTTGGCTTCGCGCAACGCGACACGTGACATGTACCTCCACAACGGCGGAGAGGCGGCACTGCGAGACATTGTTGACACCTATAAGTTGGCCGGGAAACAGTATTCCTTAATCCAGGATTAAAATTGATTTAAACAATATTCAAACACCGATAAAACCATGAAAAAACTGAATATCAACAACGCGGGAAGGATGCCGCTGTGGCAGAAGGACCTGGAATTCATCCAGGCTGGATTCACCGATCCGTTTGAGGCACTGGTCGGCGAGCTCGGCATGACGGAGGAGTACTTCATCATCACGGGTTGTTCGCCCTATAAGCCCGACAGCAACCATATCGCCATGGGCAGGGGCTGGTTCTACTACGGCGGGCGCATCCTGCCGGTGAGGCCGCTTCCTCTGACATCCGTCACCTCGTTCACCAACCCGGTGGTGCGTCTGGTCCCCGTGACCTACGCCGACCCTGCCGGCACACGCGACTTCATCAGCGCCGACCAGACCGTTGAAAGCGTCGCCGACGTATGGCGCGACGACTATCTCCAGCCCTCCGTGGTGGAACGCTCCGCGGGGTTTGTCGGCGGAGTCCGCCTCGGTGTGGGTGCCTGGACGCTGCGCGACATCATCGCCAACCGCAACGAAAGCCCGTGGACATCCGGGATGTCAGGCTTGCTTGAATTCAAGCGCATCGGACGCATGGTCGTCTTGAGAGGCTACGCTGCAGATGTCAGGTCCCAACCTGTTGCCGTCGACGAAGGATTCCCCGTTCCACTGGGTGGACTGGCCATGCTGCATACAAACGCTGGAAACGAGGATTTCCTTATCTACATCAACAACCAGGGAGAATTGATATGCAAGTCCACGGGCGGCTGGGGCGAACCGACGCTGACCGGCATGACGTACATGGCGGAAACATTGTATAGGGCGACAGACCCAAACACCATCAACGACAACATCGTAACAGAGGTATGAAAAAGGCTATCGTAAAATCGGGACAGACCTTGTGGGACATAGCCGTGGAGCATTGCGGCTCCGCCGACAATGCCTTTGAGTTGGCAAGACTAAACGGCTTGACCCCTACTTTGCAACCTCCTACAGGCACTGTCCTAAAGGTGCCTGAGCCCACCATCGCCAAGATAGTGGGATACTATGCCGGGCGTGCAATCGTGCCGGCGTCTGTCATTGGCGGAGGTTGCTTCAGTCATGTCTGGGGCAACCCTCTGTGCGAACAGGAAGAAACCTACCATGGTTTTCTATGGGCCGATCCCGAGTGCGTACAGGACGATCCTTACGCGTTTGTCTGGTCCGGCACCGTCTGTGTCCAAGAAGAAGGCCCGTTCCGGTTCCAATGGACCGCCCCGGAATGCGTTGCCACATCGACGGCTTACGGGTATGGCTGGAGCGGACCCGTATGCACCAAGGAGGAGCCTTATGCCTTCGTCTGGGGCAACGGCCACTGCGTGCTAATCGACGGACCGTACGGCTTTATATGGCAAGACGCCGTATGCTCCCTCGCAGAAGGCCCATACACCTTCGTCTGGAGCGACAGCGTCTGCGCTCAGTATTACGATGATAGCCTTGAATGGGAAGAAATCCAGTAATCAACATCAAAAAAACATAAAACACATGAGCTACCAAAACACGGGTTACGCACGTAACAAGACACTGATCGTCACCAAGGGTGACTACACGCAATCCTACAACATTTGCGCCGCTTTTACCGCTCCGGGCGGTAAGGCTTACAACCAACTGAGCGATTCGGATTTCGCCAGGCTACGCACCGGAGAGTACGAGCAGCGAAGGTCCGATTTCATCGCGTACGTCTACTCGCTCGAGGACGGACTGCAGAACGACTGCCCCAACCTCGCAACGGGCAGCGTCGTCTATGACCCTGTAAGTTGTCCGATCGAGCAACAGGCTGACCAATAAAAAACAATAAAATCCATACACTATGCCAACACCAACAAAAGTAAAAGGAATCAAATTCGGCACATGGGCACAGTACAAGGCCATATCGCCGAAAGACCCCGACACGCTCTACTTCATCACCGACAAGGGCGGAACGATATACAGAGGTCAGTCGCTCGTAATACCGCAGAGGGTCATCGAGAACGTGACGACAGCCAACGACATCGGCTCAATAGGTGGAGTGACACTCGGGCGCAACCAGACAATGCACACGTTCACATTGGAGGCGTTCCAGACGGCATCGGGAGGCACGCAGGCAGACCCCGTATCCCTGACTTTCTCCGTCTATACCAAGGATGCAGTGGATGCCGTAATCAGCGTTCTTAACAGCACGCTTACGACGCACCGTGCCGTGTCTGGCTCTGGTACAGTACAAGATCCATACATCTTTGCCGACGGTAAGGCTACCAATGCCGTGTTCGGTCACACGAGACTGACAGACACGGTAGACGGCAAAAACCTTCCAGCTGCGGCAAGCGGAGGTATGGCGGTGACTCCCAAGGGAGTGTACGACTATGTGCAATCGGTTATTGGAGGCATCGGAGGAGGCATCGTGTTCAAGGGCACAATCGGTAACGCACCAGCATATGATTCAACAGCGACGTATGCTGTTGGAGATTATTGCACGTATAGTTTCAAGTTGTATAAATGTACGACTGCAATCACAACGGCAGAGCAATGGACAGCCGCACACTGGACGGAAATCGGTTGTACCGTCTCGTCGCTGCCTACTCCAGCAGACGGCTACGAGGCTGGATGGGAGTATGTCGTTGTCGCTCCTGGAATATATGCTGGAAAAAAATGCGAGGTTGACGACCGTATCATGTCAATCAACAATAGTTCTGGCAGCGGCTCTTCCGTCGTAGATGCCGACTGGACTGTATCGCAAGCGAACATTAGCGGTGCCGTGACAGCGGGAAGCGACCTTGACAACAATACGGTCGTATTGGGCAATGGTGGCACGGCGGTAAAGAAATTGTCTAACGGCACCGCTGGACAATGGCTACGCATTGTCAATGGAGTGCCTACATGGGTAAACCATCCGAACACAGACCACGGAATTGCGTATGGCGTATGTGACATGGATTGGTCTATTAGCGACGTGATAGTATTCGAAGCGTATCAAGAAGAGGATGTCTTTTTGCAGAATTATTCCTTGCTTTGCATCTTTTTTGAGCAGGATGCGACTCCTCAAACACAGATGAGAATTAAGATAGGTGCTAACGGCACTCCTTATTTTGTAACATATAGAGCTTCGGCAATCCCTTCTGACATTATCAAAGAAGGAGATACTGGCTTGTTCATGTTTGATGGAGATGAATGGAATCTAATTGCTGTTGACAAGAGAATCTCCGATGTCGGAACATCTGGGGACTATGACGACCTGTCGCACAAGCCTATATTGTATATCACTGACGGGAACGCCGCAAATGCAAGTTCACCTAGAACTATAACTTCTGGCGTGGATGATTTCACCGAGGGGCAAAAGAGGGTAGTCTGCGTAAAGTACACTTACGGCATCTCATCGGCAAGCCCGACGATGAAACTTGGCACAAATGGAACGGCACATCCAATCTACTGGCATGGTGCTGCTTATAACGGTGGCGCTACTGGGATAAGTCCTATCGGAGCAGGCGACATTGTGACATATATCTTCGATGGCACATACTTCAACATCATATCAGTTGACAGAAAGATAGATTCCGTTCCTACAAGCGGAAGTACAGGCTTCATCACCAGCGGCGGTGTATATACGGCAATACAGAATGCCATAGACGCTGCTGCGCTGTGGTGGGAGGAGATGCCTGCCGTTTCTCATGCTTAATAACAAAACGATGTGACAATGAGCGGAGAAGCCACAATACCTACGACCGACAGGGTTCGATGCGTTAGGATTAGCGCATCGGACTTTGCGTCGTTGAGCCCAAAGGATGACAGCACGATGTACTTCGTCAGCGAGACTGGTTCGTTTGACCCACAGAGCATGGACGATAGCGGTGTTTTGTATCTAGGTGACAAAATCATCAACATAGACCAACTGAAAGGTCAAGGATACGGCACTTGTTCCACATCGTCTGGTACGCTGATGGACGTCACCATGAGCGGGTATGAGATACACACGAATTGCTTTGTGGCGGTGAATTTCCAGAATGCCGTACCTGCGAGTGCAACTATGAGAATCAACTCAAGCGAATCTTCCGATGCGAAACCGATATACAACAATGGTTCTGCTATAACCGCCAACGTCATTAAGGCTGGAAGAAAAGCGTTGTTCCTTTACGATGGGACGTGCTACAACCTTATTGTTGTCGAGAACGACGGGGACAACGTAAAACCCGACTGGGAGGCTGCGAGCGGTACAGATGCAGAGATACTGAACATTCCTCAAATCAAGCGCGGTGGTGCGTCGGGAACCCCTGCAACGGCAATAAAAGAAGGGAATGTGTCGTCGAACACAGCAGTAGGTCAATATTCGCACGCGGAGGGCAACACTACATATGCGCTTGCCGAATCATCGCACGCAGAAGGATTGGATACTTATGCCTTGGGAGACCGGTCCCATGCCGAAGGGCGGGGTTCAAGAACAACGATGTCAATTACAGGCAGCGGTACTTCGTACACATCTTCAACATCTGTAGTTGTTGGTGACGTGATAAAGAAAGGTAATACGTTTGTTCGTGTCACAGCCGTTGGTAGCGGCGGCTCCTTCACGGTAAACAACACGTTAGGAACGATTAGTAGCGCTACAAATGTAGAGAAGATAAAAGGTTGTGCATATTCTGGCCAAAGCCATGTCGAAGGACAATATAACAATGCAACTGGCGGTTCGTCCCATGCGGAAGGATACAACAACTACGCAGTGGGTGCTTACTCGCACGCTGAAGGAACTGGATGCAGGGCTACTGGGAATTCCGCTCATGCCGAAGGCAACAGTACTACCGCGACTGGCGATTATTCCCATGCCGAGGGGTACATGAGTACTGTTGGTGCTGCCCACTCACACTCTGAAGGACGTGAAACTGTAGTGGGTGGTCCGTATTCTCACGCGGAGGGATACTTGACCTATATATCTGGCTCCTATTCGCACTCAGAGAATTCAGGCACAATGGTCACAGGTTTGAACTCACACTCTGAGGGTGTTGGTACGTATAGTCCAAATGCGACCGCGGCGGCGACTTTTAAGGTATCCGGTTCAAATCCTTACACTTCGGCAACGGCTCATGGTTTGTCACTTGGAATGGTCGTTAGAATTTCTGGTGTCGCCGGATGGTCTTATGTGACAGAAGTTGCGGACAGCACGCATTTCACTACAAAGGAAGCGTTGGGGACAGGCACGCTTTCAAACGCAACCTGTGTCAGAACTTTGTCTAGGATAATTATCGCTACAGGTAGCGGAACTACCTATACTACTTCTTTTGCTCACAATCTAAAAATCGGTAATGTCGTCAGTTACGAGAACACTTATAGAGTGGTTACTGCCGTAGCAAACACCACAAGTTTTACCGTCAATGATACTTTGGGTTCTCTATCGTCTTCTGAGGTTTTTCTGCAAATGGGTATAACCTACGGAAGCAATTCCCATTCCGAGGGATATGCCAACACTGTTAGTGGTAGTTCAGCACACGGCGAGGGACGTGAAAACATCGCATATGGCACATATTCGCATTCAGAGGGATATAATACGCAAGGCAGAGCAACGGGTTCTCATACCGAAGGGTACGGAACGATTTCAACGGGAATCTATTCCCATGCCGAAGGATACTCGGCAGTCTCAAGAGGTGCATATTCCCATGCCGAAGGAGCTTATACTGAAACTACAAACGACTTTGAGCACGCAGAGGGAAGATACAACAAGTCGAACAGTGCCGGTACGGATGCCACTAGGACAAGACACTCCATAGGCATAGGCACTGGAAGCGGCACGAACAAGAAAAACGCCTTCGAAGTAATGGCTAATGGTGATGCATATCTATACGGTGTCGGTGACTATGACGGTAAAAACGCAGTAGAAGACGAGACGTTGACATTACAAGACGTAATAAACGGTCATGGAACGGAGATAAATGAATTGCATCAAGGTGTCGAGTACTATGACAGAGTGCATGTCGGAGCCAACGGTTTGCTTCAAAACTCTCTTTGCGCATTCAACAAGGAAGAAGAACTTGTATCGTTGGTATTTCTTAATCCGAAGGACGTAACTCAAATTGTCCCAAATACAACAGATAGGTTTCCTTACGGAGCGAAGATATACTACTATACCGGTACAACCGTGGCGCAAAACGTAAGCGGCACTGATGTCAACGGAGTGACGCTCTATTCGTCATGCAAGCACGCAGACATGAGGAAGATGCTTTTTGGAGCGACCGATGCGCTGAAGAAGGCATATATCGGCAAGGTGCAGTCGGGAGGAGGAACCTCATACGTAGACCAATCTGCATTGTACCTGTCGGTCGACGCGTCCGACCGCTACGGATGGTGTGTCAAGACCGTCAATAACGAGATATTGGTGCCATACACGTCTCTTGCCTACGACGAGGTTGTCATAAGGCTGGGATGCCACAACGCAACGGCAACAACCGACACTGACTGGTACTCGATGAACCTTGAGGACAACAATCCGATGTATGTGTTCTGTGAGGACGACCAAGAAGACCCTGCGCTGATGGAATACAACCTATATAAACTTTATGATATGGTTGGTGACGTTGAATCCTTACTTGAAGCAATATAATACGTAACATGAGCATAGCAAGCCAGATAACTAGGATAACATCGCTTCGTAACAGAATACGTACAAAGTTGCTGTCTTTGGGACTTATCCAAGACAGTTCAGCGGATTTGGAAGATTGCACTGAAGCGATAGAGGCGATGAGCGGAGGTGGCGACACTACCATCTATAGGAGAGAGCGTAACTACACTGGTTCATCTGTTGGCCAAACCAGTATCTCGTTTGACGTATCGGATTTCATCAGCGACATCAAGCAGATAGTACTTGTTAGGGTTAGGGCGAAAGTAAATTCTTGGGGGTATGATACGAATTTAAAACTTTGGGTATTTGAGACTATGCCGAATATAACAGTACATCCTCAAAACTACACTTATGGCACGTGCTTGTTCGCTCAAGGCGGTGGCGCTTTTTTCAACTGCGGAATAACCGTTGCTTTGACGGTGCAAGGCACGCTTACTTTTTCCACTTCTCAAGCAATTTTTGTCGGGGATTTCGTACTTGATTGCTACTATACACCGAACAACAATCAAGTCAGTGTGGTCAACCAAAGCAATCAGAACAGCGGGACAATAAACCTTTAG